ACGACGTCGTGAAGGACTTCGCCGACGCGCACAGCGAGTCCAAGCGCGAGGCGATCTGGGACTGGTGGCAGGCCAACGCGGTCACGCGTCTGGAGCCCCCGTTCCTGTGCATCGCCATCGCCACCCGCTGGCACGAGGACGACTTCATCGGACGTCTCCTGAACCCGGCCATGAACCCAGACGCTGACAAGTGGGAGAACGTCATCTTCCCGGCCCTGGCTGAGGAGAACGACCCACTCGGCCGCGAGCCCGGGGACCCGCTCTACTCGCCCCTCGTGAGCGAGACCCGCGAGGAGGCCCTCGAGCGCTGGGACGGCCTGAAGCGGTCCGTCGGGTCCTATATGTGGGAGGCGCTCTACCAGCAGCACCCGACCCCCGCGGACGGGTCCATCTTCAACCTCGGCTGGCTGCGGTTCTGGACGACAGACCCCTCCAAGGTCAAGGAGGGGGACCCCTCGGTCATCCTGCTACCGCGTGAGAGGCTGGAGCGCGGGCAGTGGCTCGACTCGTGGGACCTCACGTTCAAGGGTTCCTCGACGTCCGACTACGCCGTCGGCCAGCGATGGTGCCGGCAGGGCGCCGACCGGTTCCTCGTTGCCCAGCAGCGGGGTCAGTGGTCCTTCACGCAGACCCTCGAGAAGATGCTGCGCTGGTGCAACGCCGGTGACCTGGACGACAAGGCCAGCCCGGGCGGGTCCTTCGTCCACCAACGCCTCGTCGAGGACGCTGCGAACGGTACGGCGGCGATCGACGTGCTGCGCAAGAAGGTAGCCGGCATCAAGCCGATCAAGCCCCGCTCCTCGAAGGAGGTCCGGGCCCGGGCCGTCACGCCGGAGATCGAGTCCGGCAACGTATACCTCCCGCACCCCTCAGACCCGGGCAACGGGTGGGTGAACGAGCTGATCTCCGAGATGAGGGCCTTCCCCTCAGGCAAGCACGACGACATGGTCGACTCGCTGTCGATGGGGCTCCTCGGCCTGCGCGATGCCGGCGAGGCGTCCATCTTCGTGCCCCGCGGGACGATCCGTCGTAGCGTGCAGTCTGGCCTCGCCTCCGTAGGCGGTATGGGCGGGATCACACTTCCGGGCCGGCGATTCGGCCTCTGACGGCTTGCACCACGTATCGGGTGGACGTATGCTTACATACGTCCACCCGATACTGCGTTAGGAGCAGACATGAGAGCAGAGACGTACGAGGAGGTCGGCTACTGGGAGGCCAGGGCCGACTACCTGGAGCACGAGCTGAAGCGGGCCTTCGCCCGCATTGACGCCCTGGAGAGCACCGTCGAGGACCTGAACCGGGAGGCTCTATCAGCGCGAGGTACCTCCACCGAGGAGAAGATGCGACTCGTATGGGAAGAGTTCACGGCCGGCCGCCCCGCCGGCGCGGTGCCCCCTCGTCTGGAGACATCTGCCCAGACCGTAGCCAGCATGGCTGCCAAGACCGCCAGGCTGGTGGATGCTCGGCACCTCCTTCAGCCTGAGACCCTTCGCCGTACCCTGGTTGAGGTGGCGGTCTATGCCTCTCGGCTCCTGCCCAAGGGCTCAGATCCACTTGAGGAGGCCATCGCGGAGTACCGGCGCGCGGCGAAGAAGCATCCCGGCATGACCCTGGAGTGCGACGGCCACACGGACTCTTCCCGTCTGTTCGCTCTGCTGGAGGAGGTCGGCGAGGTCTCGGCCTGCCTGACCTACGACAACACGGACTCGACCGGCCACAACTCGGACCTGAAGGACGAGGCGGTTCAGGTCATAGGACTTGCCCTGGCCTGGGCCACCCGCTACCTGGAAAGCTAGGAGACTCTGATGGCATCACTGAATGACCTGGTAGACCTGCCCAAGCAGATCACGTCCTGGGAGGAGGGGAAGGGCTTCCGAGGTCTCTACGGGATCGAGGCGGAGCGGGGCCTTGTGAGTGACCTGCGTACCCTCCTAGCCCTCTGCGTCCAGCAGGGCGGGGCCCTGGATGAGAGCCGGGCTCGCGTGGAGGAGCTCATGAGCCGCCTCCCGACCTCCCAGACAGACGATCTGGAGCCCGAGGACACTTCTAACGAGACCCCTCTCGAGGCCGCCGCCCGGGCGGATCGGAAGGCTCGCCGTCAAGCGAAGCTGGCCCGGGCCTCCCTTCAGGACGAGGTGATGAACGCCTACTCAGCGGGCATCTCCAAGACAGTCCTGAGCGATGTCTCAGGCATGACTCGCCAGACCATCGACCGGCTTCTCGGGGTCTGGGAGCGGCGGAAGCCTGGCTCCCCTGAGGGAGGGGTTCAGGGTGAGCTCGTCTGAGACCCTCCCCGGGCCCGGGCACTTCGTCTGGCAGAGGGTATGGGACTACCCAGACGTCCTTATCCAGCCGCTGGACGCGGAGACCGTGGAGCAGTCCAGCCGTGCCCGGGTGTGGGTGGGGGGAGCGATAGCTGCCCTCCTCCGGCACTCGGCGGGGCGCTGGGAGCTCAGCCTCCCCGACCAGCCCGAGCACGTAGAAAGCGGCGGATCCGCCGCCATAGCAGTAGTCAGTAACTGGCTCCGACCTTCAGAGGAGAATCAAGCATGAGCCCGCACGAAGTCATCATCGTCGTCCTGGTAGTGGCCGCCCTGGCCATCGCCCTCCCCATTGCGGCCTGCGAGGCGCGTCTCCGCCGCATGTACGGCGAGAGGACCTCTCAGCGCGACCTCGAGTCATGGGACGGTGAGGTCCGATGAGCGGGGCGCACGTAGCCGAGCTGCTCGCCGACGCGGAGCAGGTCTCTAAGGGAGGACGGACCTACGCCCTCGATGAGGTCGAGGCTGTGCACTCCCCCGGCCACTACACGTGGCTCGGAACCGCGTTAGCCGCCCTAGGCCTTTCGGATGCCGGCAACGTTGAGGCGTGGGACGTCCTGGACGCGGCCTTCCCCTCGGACCCGCACCTGTGGAACTGCGGGAAGTACCTGCTGAGGCAGGGACGTAAGGGAGGCGAGGAGAAGCGCCTGGAGGACCTGCGCAAGGCTCGGCAGTACCTCGACCGGGCCATTGAGGCTCTGGAGAGGGGCTGACAACCCTAGGAAGTGACCTGGATCACCCAGATACACCCCCACAGCGGCTTGCTGTGGGGGTGTATGCATGCATACAGTGAAGCCATGAACGCAATCGCAACCGCCCAGCCGACCAAGACCTCCACCAACCAGCAGGGAGCTAAAGTGAGCCAGAACACAATCAACCAGACGGCAGGCAGCAAGGACGTCTACGAGGCGGCCCTGGCCATCGAGATGACCGACCAGCGGGCCTTCGACCTCGACCTCTGGACCGCCCCCCTGATCGAGGTGCGGGCCGCCAGCGCCTGGCTGAGCGGCCGCTCGCTGGCTCAGGACATCGACGAGATGTTCCGCCGCGTGAACCGTCGCGAGGAGCTCGACGGGGCCTACTGGGAGCGCGCCCTCAAGGGCGAGGACCTGATGTGACCGCCGCCACGGCCTGAGAGCCGACCGCCTACCTGAGGGGCCCCTACGGGGCCCCTCAGGCGCGTTTCAGGGCTATGAGGCGGCCTAGGCAGTCCCCGGGGGCCTAAGGATGCCCATCAGAGGCCGTCAGAGGCCCGTAGACGGCCTAAAAGGCCCCCGCCGCTACCGTGGGTAGGGTGGGGGCCTTTTAGGCGCTCAGAGAGGCTTACACGGCCTCAGGGCGGTCACAGGGAAGGACCGCGGCCAGCACCGTCGGTGATCTGCGGAGCGCGCAGGGCGTCGGCCTCCTCGAGCAGGTCCCTGCAGGCGCGCATCACGTCAGCCACCGGGACCTGCCCGTTACCGATGACGGTGCGGCGCAGCTGCTCCAGAAGAGCGAGAGGGACGATGGCCGCCTCCTCCCAGTCGAGCACTCTGGAGGGGCTCCCAGGCTCCTGGTCGGCCGGGTGCAGGGTTCGACCGTCGGTTGAGGTGTAGACGCAGCTGTGGAGCGGTGAGGGGGCCGAGGGCGCCGCCAGCGGGTCCTGACGGCCGCGCACGGCCGGGACCTGGCGTCGGTTGACGACCCCCGGGCGGCGGGGGTCCGGCTCCTCGACCACGGCGAGGACGGCGGGCACGGTCGGCCACATGACCTCCTCGGACACGATCCGGTAGGGCTGGCCGTCGCCAACAGGGTCCAGGACCCGCTCAGAGGCGCTGCAGGGGCCCTGGACGGGCTCAAGCGTGTACCGGACGTGTGACCGGGCCGGGAGCGGGTTCTGGGCCCCCTGAGAGGCTGTGGAGGCCTCTACGCGGCCGTAGGCGGTCGGGACGGGCTGGGAAGCGGTGCGGGGGTCGTCGGTGCTCATGGCTCAAGTGTCCCGACCCCGGCCGCGCGGCGCAAGCGGTAGCTGTCACGTCCAGGTAACACTTGTCAGGTGTGACTGGCGCCATGTGGCCCCCTATATCTATATGCCTATCCCCCTCCCTACGGGAGGGGGATAGGCTAATTTGAAGTGTATGCAGCATACATTTGGGGCTATTGCTGGGAAAAACGCGTATGCTGCATACATCTCGTGACCCTGAAGTGTATGACTGTATACGTGTGACGGGTGTCACTTGGATGACGTCATACATTGTGTCAGTTGGGGGAGGTTTAGGGAGTCTGCTGACAAGTTGGTGGGGAAAGTCTACGGGGAGGTAAGTAAGCGGGACGAGGTGGTGGGTGGGGACGGGGTGAGGGGGCGGGGGAGGTAGATGGGGGTGGGGATGAGGTGAGGATGGAGGTGAACCGGGGGCGGGGGGGGTGGGAGGTCGATACGCACCCGCCTCGGAGGGTCGGACCGAGGAGTGGGGAGGGAAATGCTCCATTCGACTCGGAGGGGCCGGTGAGTCGGGGAGAGGCGAGGAGAGGGGATGTGGGGGTGAGGTGAGAGGTATGTCGGCATACGGGGAGGTGAGGTAAGTGGGGAGGTGAGGTAAGTGCTGAGATGGTGGGGAGGTGAGGTAAGGATATGGGTGAGGTAAGTCGGGGAGGTGAGGAGGTGGGCTAAGTCGGGGAGGTGAGGTGAGGACTGGGTGAGGTAAGTTTGGGGGATGTGATTGGGATCTCAATTGGGGTAGGTCAGTAGGCGGGGTGAGGTCAGCTGTCAGGTCCGTCCCCGGTGCCGGTCCGTCTCCGAGACCTCGCCTGCGGGGCTTCGCCCCTCGGCTCGCTCTCCCCGGGTTCGCGGGATTTCCTCTCCCTACGCTTCGCTCCGGTTCGAGAGAAATCACCCTCGGCCTCGTCTCCGCTCCGCTCCGCTCGACCGAGTGGCGAGACTGGGACGGGCTCCCTCCTTGCCTCCCTACGCTCTACCGCTTCCAAGCAATTCCACAGCTCGGCCTTCCGCTAGGGCTCCAGGCCTCGGTGTGGAAAAGCGTGGAGGCGGTGCTGGCTGTGCAGGGCGGGAACCCTGAGGACCGTGAGCCAGGACTGGCGTCCTGGACGGTCCTAGGGGTTCGGGTGCCTGCTACGCCAGCAGACGCTTGGTCAGCTGCGTCGGTCGCCCAGAAGGTCGGAGTGGTCGCTGAGGCGGGAGCGGGACCGGGAGACCCTGCAGGTGATCAGACCAGCGGCGGCGAGGAGGCCGATCAGGCCCAGTGCCCAGGTCGGCACCTGCTCGGCCCAGGAGCCGGTTGAGGTCGTGCGGGTCGAGGACGCGGGGGCGGTGGCGGTGGGGACCTTGACCTGGTCGGCGGTGTGGTTGACCGCGTCGGCTGCCTGGCGGGCCGCCTCGCGCCGCACCTCGAAGGGGTCCTTGCTGGCGTCGTAGGGGGCCGGCCTGCGGGACGCCTCGGGGATCTCCAGGGGTGTGCGGGGGGCGGGGGCGGCCGGGGCGTCGGTGTCGCTGGGGGCGGTGTCGTCTGACGTGGGGGCGTCGCTGAGGGTCTCAGGAGCGTCCTCAGAGGCGCTGGAGGTGTAGGCGGGGGTGGAGGTACCGTCCTGGGCTGCCGGGCTGCTGGAGGAGCTCTCAGAGGCGCTGGAGGCGTGGGAGCGGGAGGACGCGGCGGGGGAGGGCCTGGACGACCTCCGGGCGGCGCGCTCCTCCCGCCTGCGCTGCGCCTCGGCCCTGCGCTCGGCGCCGCGCTGCCTGCGGGCCTCGGCGCGGTCGTGGGCGGCCTGCTTGTCGGCCTGCCGTGCGTCGTGCTCCTCCTGGCTCAGGCGGCAGCCCTTGCAGCGTCTGGCCGGGGCCTCGGTGGCCTGGGAGGGGGTGTCGGTGGGGGTGGTGGCGTCGGGGCCGGTGAGGGCCCCCTCGGTGCCGCAGGTGCCGCCTGTCGCCTCGCCTGCGGGGCAGGGCCCGGAGGCGGTGAGGGGGGCTGCCTGGGCGTCGTAGGAGGGGCCGTAGACCGTCCAGAGGGCGGTGAGGAGGAGCAGGCCGAGGAAGGTGGCGGTGGCGGTGAGGATGGTGCGGATCAGGTGGCGGGGGTCGGGGCTCATGGTGCGGTCCTTGCTGGTGGGGCGGGTCCGGGGGAGGTCGGTGGTCCGTTCGGTGCGGTCGGTGGTGGGCCGTGGGCTGGTTGTTGAGGTCATGGCGCTAGCGTATGCATGCATACATGTGGGGTCAAGTGGCGCTGGTCACGGTGTGGGTGTGCTATCGCGCGGGCCTGCGGGTGGTGGCGGTGGGTGGGGGTCAGGCCTGTGAGCGGTGGTAGGGGCTGTGGGCGGCCTGGCGCCAGTGGCCGGACCATGCCGGCGGCACCTCGTTCGGGGCGACCGGGCCCTGGTCGTCGTGGACCTGAGGGGGGACCTGGGCGAGGCCCTGGTCGCGGGTGACGGGCATGCCGGACCGGCACGAGGGGCGGGCCAGGAGGGTGCCGGTGGCGGTGGAGGTCTGCTGGCGGCAGCCGTCGTGGTGGGCGGCAGCCCTGTCGGCCTTGGAGGGGCGGGGGCTGGTGGGCGTGCTGGGGGTCGTCTGGGAGGGGGTGGCCGGGGAGGCCGTGGTGGTGAGGGGGGTGGTGGGGGAGGTGAGGGAGGTGAGGGCCTCGCCGAGGGGGAGGGCGGTTGTCAGGACAAGGGTGAGGAGGGCGGTGAGGGTCATGAGGCGGCTGAGGCGGGGGGTGGAGGTCATGGTGGGCTCCTGGGCGGTGGTGGTGGTGAGGCTGGGGGAGGGGGTCCGGGCGGGGGTGTCGGTGCGGCTCATGGCTCCAGTGTATGCTGGCATACGCGGGAGGGCAAGTCCCCCGAGGTGGCCGGCCCTGGGTGAGATATCTAGGCGGCACATCCGCCGGACCCGGGCCGGACACTAGTGCCCCCAGGCCCCGAGCCCTCAAAGAATGTCTCCCAGTGGTCGACGGGGTGGTCTGTGGTGCCGAGGGAGCCTGACATGCCGTTGGAAAGGGAGCTTGACACTGGGGGGGTGTCAGGGGCGGGCCGGACGCCCTCGTCATGCGGGTCGAGAGGGTGTGCGCCTGTATCGCCGTCTGTTCCCTTGATCACACTAATTGAGCCGTGGGACCAGCCGAGCCTCGCGTCGGACAGGCCGGGGCGGTAGCCGCCCAGCCAGAGGGTCAGGCCGAGGAGGATCCCGAGGAGGGCGAGGAGGGCCTTCAGGAGGGCGCGGGGGTTGTAGGGCTGCCTGTCGGGCTGGGTAGAGGTGGGGGCAGCAGCGGTGGTGGGGGTAGGGGCCGGCTGGGCGGGGGGCCGGGTCGAGTGGTTGGTGGAGGTAGCTGGGGTGGCTGGCGTCGTGCTCATGCCTCAAGTGTATGCCAGCATACGTGGGGAGCGCCAGCCCTCGGACCGACTGCGGCCCGCCGATAGACGTGACGTCCGTCACTAGACACTGTCTAGGTGAGGCGGCACCATGCCCGCCCGCCCTCGTCCTCGTTTCACGTGAAACCGAGGGCACCCGACCACGGCCCGCCCACCTGACCACTCGAACACATGTTCGACAGCAGGGCGAGAGGGGCCCGGCACAAGCCCCACCCGAGCCCGACGCCCCACGTGAAACCCATAAGGTTTCCCCAAGTCACGAGCGAGACTGATGGGTGGGGGTGGGTGAGGCCCCCCTATAATTCACACACATACCACCCCTCCAACATTTTTGTATGGGAGCATACATGTCACCTCGGCATCTTCCTCCTCGTGCCGGCCTGGCCTCTCTTGGGGGGCGCCTGGCCCTGGACACGGCGCTCGCGGCCGGCGCGGCGCTGCGCGTTACCCGCTTCGCTACGACGGACGTCCTGGGCGGCTGGGTCCTGGCCGACCCCGCCAAGCGGTGGGCCGCCAGGCGCGACCCAGCGCCGGCTCCGCTGCCGGACGGTACTCCCGCCCCACCTCACCCCTTCGGCTACGCGACCCCGTCCCAGGCGTGGCGCCACCGCCTCGTGTCCGCCCTGGACTGCCCGTACTGCATCGGGACGCAGGCGACTCTCGCCATCGCAGCCGTCCTCGCCGCCACCTCCCCCGGCACCCGCCCAGGCCGCCTGGCCCGTACCGCCTGCGCGGCCCTGGCCGCCTCGTACCTGGTCGGTCACGTCTCCTACCGCCTGGACACTGCCCCTGCCCCCGCCCCCGCCCCCACCGCCACCCCTCACCACGCACAC